CTGATGAATAATCATAAGAGGCTTTTAATCCTAAAAGTTCTCTATAACCATCATCTCTACTTAAAATATTAATAACTTGTTGTTCATTAAAAAAAGAATATTGAGATCCTACAGCTGTTTCATATACCTTAGTAAGATGATAAAAAAAAGATGGAGAATGTAAATAAGCTTCAATTTGAGATGCCCTAATTTTACCACTCATTGCTTCGTAAGTATCTTTAGTAGCATCACACCATTGCGCCATATTGAGAATTGTGTTCATAGAAAGGGGGCCTACATATCTTTTCAAAACGGGGTGAAATCTCATATGTCTTTTCAAGTACGTCAGCTTTTCCACTGGTTGACTCGTCTTCGTAATTGAAGATTTATCACCATTAGTAGCTGTCATACCCAAAGACTCTGAAACGTCTCTATACGAAATTAAATTAACATACTCAGACAAACCTTTTGGAACACCAAAAATTTTATCATCACCAGTAACATACGATACAATTGAAAGAAAATGCCTAACGGTGGGGTTAGGAACGTTACGAAATACAACTAAAGCATCTAAACCACGATTAAAAAAACTATTTAACAAAAAAGTAATCCACACACCAGACGGTAATCCGTGGGTTGTGGCAAACAATTCATCAGCAACTAAAACAAAAGATCTAACAATACTCGTAATCAAAAAATCCTTAGCAAATTTAAACTTACCGTCATACTTTTCGAACATAACTTCCATTATTGCAATCATAATTCTAGCAACTAAAGATCCATCCCACTTCGCAGCATCAAGATCTCCAGTCACTTCCATATTAGGATCGGTCAATTTCTTATACAAAATATCAAAATCCTTAAATGGGTTAAATCCTAATCCAATACCATTATCGTGTTTATGTTCTGAAATATACTGAGCTAGCTTACCAAAAATCTTCTTAGTTAACCAAATGTGAGTAACAGGTAAAACCCTGATGGTTCTAGGTTTACATCTTTTACTCTCATTACGTAACTCGTCAACTTTAAAACATTCTTTACTAAGAAAATCCTTATATTCATATTCACCTAATTTAATTCTATCAATAAAAGCGTTAAATTCATCAAAAAATTCAGATCTAATAACTTTGTTCTCAAAATCAAAATACTTATCCTTACCAACAGGATGTCCATATCCATTAGAAGATTCTTTATTCAAAGAGGAAAAAATCTCGTCTCCAAAAGCCGTTGTATAATCATCCAAATCGTCAAAAG